ACTAGCCCACAAAGGGTATATATGGGGAATTAACTTCCATACATACGGGTGAGTCAGCTAATTTTGGTCCTCGCATGATTTGCAAAATTATACTGGCTTGTGCAAGCACTTCCATGTTATCGGCAGTCCTCAAAAAGAACAAACGGACTGTCACATGGGTTATCCCTCCATGTCTTTCCTCCAGGTGGATGAGAGAATCCCGACCGACTAGCTCGATCGCTGGAAGAAACGTGATGTAGTTGTAACCGGTGTAGAGCTAGAAGCATTTGCCTTCCTGGCAATGTCTTTAGCTTCCAGTCCACGATTGGGTACAACATACATGGTGTCGTTGATTTCGTCTACTTCTCCGGGTGTTGCGTGTGTAAGAGGAAGAGCAGCAGCAGCTGCGATGCAGCTCGCTTGCCCTGGTTCGATGTTGTCATCTTGCGATGATGATGAAGAAGAAGATGAAAATGGCTTCTGTGCTCGGAGCTCCCGTTGTGTGAGAGCTTGGAACGTTGGAAGCAAGTTCGGGTTGTAAGGGGAACACGTGACTTTCAATTGGCCTACAGCCACAGAAGATCCTAAAACAGGTAGATTAATTATACCATCGTTTCCTGTAAAGGTAACAACCACCTTGTACGTAAAATACCAATATCCATCAAGAGTCAAAGCTCCAGAAGGAAACCCACATGTAGCAAGGGAAGAATCAGCATTAATTGTACAACCACCTGTTGCTGATGGCCAGGTAGCAGATGGTGTGATTATTGTTGATGTAGGGTCCACAACGTACCGGTTAGAGTATGTGATGATAAAAGTACCTCGCAACGCTGCAGTGTTGCCAATAAGGAGACGCGATACAGCGCTAGCCCCACTAAAAGCAGGTTGCAAAGGTACACCTCCCACACTGGTCTGAGAGGTTTGAGAGGTAGGCACGAGTGAAGTACTCAATGTTGCTAGAAGGTTCCACGTGTAGATAGAAAAAGTGGGAGGGGAAGTCTCCAAAATAGGTCGAGACAATCTCACATGATACGTAACCCACAATTCTCCAATCGTAGTGTTATCTACCTGCTGTCCCTCAGTCGCAATGGTGAAATTACCTTGTACAGATAGTCTTGCATCACCAGACGCCTGAGTGTAAGATGTAATCCCTGGGACTACAAATTGCCGTGCCATAACATTACGAGATCTGTCACACTCCACAGGGTGGAGAAACGTTTCATACGGTACCGCAGCGGATGAAAACTCGGCGGCTTCCATCTGTCTCTTAGTATCAAACGTTGTATCATAACAGTCATAGTCTGTTGCCATCAAAACCACACCCATACCACTAGATGTAGTTCCGACGGCAGTTGCTGAGGTTGATCGGTATTCAAACATCAGTCCTAGCATTTCATACTCTTCATACAATGAAGCAATCTTGGATAACCAGGGAAACATCACGGGATTACCTGGGTTGATTGGAAATGTCTCAGCTTTAAAAGCCTGTGAAGACTTGATGTCTTTAATGTATTCACGATGTGAGAAGATAATGTCGCTGCCTTTCTTAGCAGAACCAAAGGACGGTGGTGATGCGACATATGGCATACCTTCTACGCTGTTTCCGTTAGTCAAGAGCGAATTTTTCTTGACTCTGTAAGCACCAAATCCAAGAGCACGTGAGAGCCAGCTTCCTGCATCGCCCAAAGCAGATGATGCAGCATTGATAAGGGGTGTAGGGATGTATTTTCCGACTACAGGAATATACTCGAGTGCTTTCCCTGCACTCTCTCCCACGGCACGAAAGAATTTATTGGTCTTCGATGGTCCTGCTGGTGCGTTTGGTACAGCAACAGCGGTAATAGGACCCTCAGGTTTCACGCTATAAGAACCGCGTCCCGAGGCGCGCATCGGTTTAGCGCGCAGGATCTTCTTGGTTTTCTTTGCAATATGTTTTGGCATCGAGGAGGACTTTTAAAACGTATTCCAGGTGCATGCTACGTTCCTCAGACTGGACATCTGATTCTTGTGCCAACCACATGTATTGCAATTCTTTCTCAGTACGATATGTGGACATAATGTCCTGTTGAGTAATGTTACTAGTTGTCTCCAGCATCCATGTGCCCGTTCGATGCATATATTGAATGTATCCGCTAAGAATTCGACGACATACAGGATTCCAATATGACACGAGCAATAAGCTCTGTGCTCGATACAAAGAAACAGCATGGGATGCAGAAGAACCACCAAACAACATGGAAGAAAGGATCTTCTCTGCGTGCGGGACGGGAACCCACATGTGATGAGTTTCATTAAAGTGGAAAGTGGACGATAAAAACGATAACTTATTGAGTGGTTGGGGTTCTAACACTCCTCCCTCAGGAGTAAGTGTTACGCCAAACACACGGAAGCTATCTACTATACATTCGCCAGTAAACCACGTTAAGCATTCCTCAGTACACATTATAAGTGAGTCGTCACCATATAACACTGCAGCACAATCTTCCATGAATTTTTCATATTTCGGCACGGTTTTAAACCTCTTCATGTACGTTCGTATGTAGGCGAACGCAAACAGGAAGAATAATGCCAGGGTGTTGTCGGGAGTTGTATTTCCACTACCCGAGGGGTTTCCTGTACTCTTCTGAACAAGAGTTCCATCGGTTAAGACTATCACGGAATTAACAATGAAATGGTACAAGAGATCCATCGGGAGGTCGAACTTCTCGCCGAGACACCACTTACGATAATCGCGAATGACACGAAAAATATACGTGCCAAGCGACGAATCGTACTGACTTGCGTCGAAGGCATAACCCCGTTTTCGCCCGTTTCCGAGCAAGCGCAAGGCCATGCGATTCCATCCGCCTTCAAAAATATTAACCCCCACCGCGCTCCATATTTTATGGCTAGCGCCTGCTCGGAACATTCGTGCATTCATATCGAGGCACAACTTGTTCGAAGCGAAGGTCATCTCGGTGGGCGAAGCTGTAAATGTACGACGACGGCCACCCTCAATCTTTTCATGTGGTAACATCTCAGCTTTCACTGATGAGGTCCACACTGGTTCATTTACTGGTTTATGTCCCAGCGAGGCAAACCACACCTCTGAATACTCCTTCACCCCCTTTACGAAGGCTTGGAGTTTAGTTGCACAAGCTACCGACCACGGATAGCCCGGGGACGTACTCTTATCCATCTCCATCCACACGGCTGCGTCCTCCGTGGGGACTGCACCTACCATGATTGGTCCAAAGTGCAGGTGTAACCACTCTTCCGCTAATCTAGCTGCTCCTATATCTACTTGATCTATCGGGTAATATTGATACTTGGCATATTTTGCCACAGAGGGCATCTCAGCCTCCAAAGTTGCTGACCCCCACTGATGCGATAAGTTGAGCGGGTTTCCATTCTTCTTCGTAAACTCAAGGAAACTAACATCCAC